CTGTCCATTTTTCTCTCCCCGAAACGCTCGACGTCCGGGCCGACCTGTCATGGAACCCCGCCGTCCTGGCCGGCTACGAGTGGCTCGCGCCGTTCGTCGACGTGCCCGACGACGCCGCGCCACCGCTCGCGATGAGCGTCCCGCCACCGGACGCCGTCGGTTCGTACGGGGCGGCCGCCGTGGCGTGGATCGAGAAGGAGCAGCGCATCCGGCTGCGCTGGTGGCAGGCGTTCGCTCTGACCCGCCAGCTCGAGCACCGGGCCGACGGGTCGCTGTGCCACCGGGTCGTGGTCGAGTCCGCCCCGCGGCGCGCCGGCAAGTCGGTGCGGGTGCGCGGGGTGACGCTGTGGCGGCTCGCGCACCCCGACCTGTTCGGCGAGGCGCAGCTCGTGCTGCACACGGGCAGCGACGTGGCCATCTGCCGCGAGATCCAGCGCGGGGCGTGGCGGTGGGCGGAGGAGGTCGCCGGGTGGACGGTGTCGCGGGCGAACGGCAAAGAGGCGCTCGAGACACCCGCCGGCGACCGGTGGCTCGTCCGGGCGAAGGGCGCCGTCTACGGCTACGACGTCTGCCTCGGCATCGTCGACGAGGCGTGGGACGTCGCCCCCGACGTGGTCACCGAGGGGCTCGAGCCCGCCATCCTCGAGCGGTCGTCACCGCAGATTCACCTCACGTCGACAGCGCACCGCAAGGCCACGTCGCTGATGCGGACGCGGCTGCAGGTGGCGCTCACGGCCGAGGACCCCGACACGCTGCTGCTGCTGTGGGGCGCGCCGGCGGGCGCCGACCCTGGCGACCCGGCGGTGTGGCGGGCGGCGTCGCCGCACTGGTCGGAGGACCGGCGGCGGATGATCGCCGACAAGTACGCGAAGGCGCTCGCCGGCGAGGCCGACCCGCAGGCCGACGACCCCGACCCGATGGCCGGGTTCACCGCGCAGTACCTCAACCTGTGGCAGCTCCGATCGGCCAAGGTCGACAAGGGCGACCCGGCGGTGTCGGCCGAGGATTGGTCGGCGCTGGTCGCCGATCTGCCCGCCACGGCGCCGGCCGCCGCTGCGGTCGAGTCGTGGTTCGCCGACGGCGTCGCGCTCGCTCTGGCGTGGCGGGTGGGCCCGCGGGTGGTCGTGTCGGTGCGCGACCTGGCCGAGCTCGGCGACGTCCGCGGGGCGTTGGCCGCGGCCGGGTACCGCGGGCAGGTCAAGGTCGGCGCGTCGCTGCTCGACGACCCGGCGCTCGCCGGCGTGCGCGCGGTCAAGGGCGCCGGCCGGACCGGTGCGGCGGTGCAGGAGTTGCGCCGGCTGCTCGACGCCGACGCCGTGCGCCACGACGGAGGCGAGCTCCTGACCGAGCAGGTGCTCGCGGCCCGGACGGCGCCAGGGGCGGACGGGCCCCGCATGGTGAGCAACGGGGCGGCCGACGCGATCAAGGCGGCGGTGTGGGCGGCGGTGGACGGCAGGCGCCCGTCGGCGGGCAAGCCGCGGCTGATCGTGGTCGGCGGCTAGCGGACGATGGCGCTAGGTAGCGCTCGCGCCGTGTACGCTGCGCGCCGTGCGGTGGCCGTGGACGCGTAAGCCTCAAGAGACGTTCGACAGCGCACCGCGGCCGATCGCCGACTTGTTCGCCGAGTTGGCCAAGGCGTCGGGCACCACGGTGACCCGTTCCGAGGCGCTGTCGGTGCCGGCGGTGCGCCGTGGCCGGAACATGCTGTGCGCCATCTCGACAATGCCGCTCGAGCAGATCGACGGCGACAACCGGGTCGAGCGGTCGCGGTTCCTCGAGCAGATCGACCCCGACGTGCCGAACGTGGTGACGATCGCTCAGACGATCGAGGACCTCGTGCTGTCGTCGGTCTCGTGGTGGGAGGTCACCGCCCGCGACCCGTACGACTACCCGATCGCTGCCCGGCACCTCGACGTGTCGACCGTGTCGCTCGACCCGCCGGCCGGGCGCACGCCGGCGCCGCTGCCGTCCGGCCACGACCCGCGCGGTGTCGTCGTGTGGGTGGACGGCAAGCCCGTCGGCGCGTCGCGCATCATCCGGTTCGACTCGCCGAACCCGGCGTTCCTGCAGCACGCAGGACGCGAGACCCGGCGTGCGATCCTGCTCGACCAGTCCGCCAGCTTGTACGCCGAGGACCCGCGCCCGGCGGACTACTTCACGCCGGCCGACAACGCCGACGAGCTCGAGGACGCCGAGGTCGAGCAGTTCCTCGGCCGGTGGCGGTGGGCGCGCAAGCGGCGTGCGACCGCGTACGTGCCGGCGGCGGTCAAGTACAACAGCGTCGACTCGCCGTCGCCGCAGCAGCTCCAGCTCGCCGAGCTCCAGAAGCAGGCGTCGCTCGACATCGCCAACTCGCTCGGTATCGACCCCGAGGACCTCGGCATCTCGACCACGTCGCGGACGTACGCCAACGACGTCGACCGGCGCCGGAACCGGCTCAACGACGTGCTCGCCCCGTACATGCGGGCGATGACCGACCGGCTGTCGATGGGCGACGTGACCCGCCGCGGGCACCGGGTCCGGTTCAACACGGCCGAGTACCTGCAGCCCAACCCCACCGACCGGTGGGCGGTCCACAAGGTGGCGGTCGACATGAAGGCCAGGACGATCGACGAGGTGCGGGTCAAGGAGGGCGAACCGCCGATGCCCGAGCAGCCCGACCCGCCCGCACCGCCCGCCCCGCTGGCACCCGAGGCCGAGGCCGAGGCCGCACCCGAGCCCGCCCCTACGGAGGCCGCCACCGTGACCGCATCCCACCCCGCCGCCATGACGTTCGACAGCCCTGTCGGGCTCACGTTCGTTGACGTGCCCGTCGAGACGTTCTCCGTCGACCGCGAGAACCGCATCATTGAGGGGTTCGCCATGCCGTACGGGCAGGTCGGCACCAAGGGCGGGCTCCGGTTCATGTTCGAGCCGGGGGCGTTGCAGTGGGAGGCCGATTCGCCCGGCCGTGTGAAGCTCGTGTTCCCCGGCCACGGCGACGCGGTCGGCAAGGCGATCCAGCTCCGCAACACACCGGCCGGGGTGCTCACCAGGTTCAAGGTCGGGCGCGGCGCAGAGGGCGACCGGGCGCTCGAATCGGCCGACGACGGCGTGCATGACGGGCTCTCCGTCGGCATCGACTTCGACGCCGCCACCGACGCCACCCCCGACCGCAACGACCGCAACCTGCTGCGCGTGCACCGCGCCGACCTGCGGCACGTGGCGCTCACCGCCGAACCAGTTTTCGACAATGCCCGCGTCACACGAGTGGCCGCGAGCCGAACCACAGGAGGGCCCGACGTGGCCGACAACGAGAACGCCACGCCCGACGGCGCGGCCCCCGAGCAGACGCCGGCACCCGCCGGCGCTCAGCTCAACCAGGACCAGCTCACCGCGCTGCTGTCCCGGCCCGGCGCGATCGAGGCGCTCGTGCAGGCCCAGCAGCCCCCCGCGGCCAGCGCGCCCGAGACGCCCGCCGGTGGGCTGCACCTGTCCGCCGAGCAGGTGGACGGGCTCATCCGGTCCGGTCAGCTCGGCCCGCTGCTCGGTCTGCCTGGACTCGGCGCGCCGGCCGCGCCCGAGCCCGAGCGGGCGACGCCGGTCGATCCGACCCGGCTCGGTCTGTCCCGCGTGAGCGAACCCGAGCCCTACCGGTTCGACCGCGCCGGCAACCTCACGTCCGGGTCGCACGAGTTCTCGAGCGACCTGTTCGCGTTCCAGAAGAACGGCGACCAGGCCGCCTACGAGCGGGCGCTGTCGTTCGTGCAGGCACAGTTCGACGTGACCGGCTCGAACGTCGCCGCGCTCAACCCGAACGTGAACCGGCCCGACCTCTACGTCGACCAGCTCGAGTACGTGTACCCGCTCTGGCAGGCCGTGAGCAAGGGCACCCTCACCGACGTGACCCCGTTCGTCGTGCCCAAGTTCAGCACCTCGTCCGGGCTGGTCGGCGACCACACCCCCGGCACCGAGCCGACCGAGGGCGCGTTCACCGCCACGTCGCAGACGATCACCCCGACGTCGGTGTCGGGCAAGGTCGAAATCCACCGTGAGGCGTGGGACCAGGGCGGCAACCCGCAGATGTCGAACCTGATCTGGCAGCAGATGGTGCGCGAGTGGTTCGAGGACCTCGAGTCCGGCACCGCGGCGTTCCTGAACACGCTCACCGCCGCCGTCGACATCACCATCACCACCGGCGCCACCGACGCCGTGCTGCAGGGCGTGTGGGACGCCGCGATGGCCGATCTGAACTTCGCCCGAGGTGGGCACCGGTTCTCGATGTTCGGCACGCACATCGATCTGTACAAGGCGTTCGTCGCGGCGAAGGACACCGCCGGCCGGAAGCTCTACCCGCAGATCAACCCGCAGAACGCGAACGGCTCGGCCGAACCCCGGTTCGGCAAGCTCGACCTCGGCGGCGTGACCGGTGTCCCGTCGTGGGCGCTCGGCGCCACCGGCGCGGTCGCCGCCAACTCGTGGCTGTTCAACCCCGAGGACGTGTCCGGGTGGGCGTCGGCCCCGCAGCGGTTCGACTTCAACTACCGGGTGTCGCTGGTCGACGTGTCGATCTGGGGCTACAAGGCGTTCGCCAACACCCGCATCGACGGCGTCCGCCAGGTCATCTACGACCCCGTGGTCTGACGGTGGCCGACGTCATGGTCGCCGCGCGGACCGCGATGGTCCGCGTGGGCGACACCGTGCACCAGGTATGGGCCGGGCGGACGACAGCGGACGCAGACGCCGCCGTGGTCGCCGATCACCCCGACATGTGGCGTGAGCTCGTCGTCGACTTCCCCGCCGACGACAGCGAGCTCGCGCCCGCCGACGGGTCCGAGGGCCCGTCGGCGCGGGCGGTGCGTGCGTGGGCCCGCGAGCACGACCTCGAGGTGCCCGCCCGCGGGCGGGTGCCCGACGAGCTCGTCGCCGCCTACCTGGCAGCGCAGGCGGAGGGCTGACCGATGACGTGGGCACCTGACTACGTGACCGTCGAGCAGATGCGCGAGCAAGTACGCATCCCTGACCTCGACGACGACACGCAGGTTGCCCGCGCCATCACCGCCGCGTCCCGTGCCATCGACCGGCACTGCAATCGGCAGTTCGGCAAGGCCGACGCCGTCGTCGAGCGGCTCTACACGGCCCGGCCCGACTACCAGTCTGGCTACTGGACGGTCGACGTCGACGACCTGCACACCGCCACGGGGCTCGCCGTGGCGGTGGCCGGCGACACCGTGGCGACCTGGTCGCTCAAGCCCTCGAACGCCGCAGCGGACGGCCGGCCGTGGACCCGTCTCGCGTTCACCGCCGGATCGGAGCGCATGCCACGCGGGTGCGACGACGAGGTCGCCCTCACCACCACCGGGTGGGGGTGGGCGGCCGTCCCGCTCGAGGTCGAGCAGGCGTGCGTGCTGCAGGCGCACCGGTTCCTGTCGAGGCGGAACACGCCATTCGGTGTGGCCGGCTCGCCGGCGGACGGGTCCGAGATGCGGCTGCTGTCCAAGGTCGACCCCGACGTCGCCGTCGCCCTCGGCGATGTCCGCCGGATGCGGGCGGCCGGCTAGTGGACATCATCGCAGCGATCAACGAGCTCGGCGACGCCGTCGACACGATCCCCGGGCTCCGCGTCCACCGGTACGCGCCCGACAACGTGCACGCCCCCGCCGCCGTGGTCGCCTACCCGACCGTGTACGAGTTCGACGCCACCTACGGCCGCGGCATGGACACGCTCACCGTGCCCGTCGTCGTGCTCGTCGACCGTGGCACCGACCGGACCTCCCGCGACGAGCTCCTCGCCTACGTCGCCGGCAGCGGCCCCAGGTCGATCAAGGCGGCGGTCGAGGCGCACGAACCGGCCAGCTACGACACGGCCCGGGTGACCGGCGCCGAGTTCGACGTCATCTCTCTCGGCGGCGTCGAGTACGTCGCCGCCACGTTCCCCGTTGAAATCTCCGGCCAAGGAGCCCCCTGATATGGCTGCACTTACCGCGATCACCCCCACGAACGCCGGCGCCGCGAGCGCGGCCGCGGCCGTCGCGTCGACCGACACGATCAGCACAGCCGTGATGGGCCGCGTCGGCGCCTATCTCGAGGTGCTGAACGGCAACGCCGGCGCCGACACGGTCACATTCACCGACCACGGGCTGACCCCGTCGGGCAACGGTCTGGCGTCAAGCACGTACTCCGTGTCGGTCCCGGCCGGCGCGGCCCGGGTCATCTTCCTCCGACGCGAGCAGGCCCACCCGTGGACCGGGCTCATCACCGTCACTCACTCCGTGACCGCCACGGTCACCTACAAGCTCTACCCCGTCTGAACAGGAGTCCCTCATGCCTTTCGTCCACGGCAAGGTCACCGCCGTCAGTCTCGGCGGGTCCGACCTGTCGATCTACTCGAACAGCGTCACGTTTGCCCGCACGTCCGACAGCCACGACGTCACCACGTTCGGCAAGAACGCCCACGTCTACAACGGCGGGCTGCTCGACGGCACCGCGTCCATCGCGGGCATCTACGACTCGACCGCGGTGACCGGCCCCCGCGGGGTCATCACCCCGAAGATCGGCACGGTCGTCCCGCTCGTGCACCGTCCCGAGGGCACCGCCACCGGCCGCCCGCAGGACACCGTCGACGTGCTCGTCACCGGCTACACGGAGACGTCGCCCGTCGCCGACATGGTCACTTTCTCCGTCGAGCTACAAATGTCCGACACGGTCACGGTGGCGGCGCAGCCCTGATGACCGTCACGCTCGACGAGCTCCTCGCACCCCGGCTCCCGCAGGAGGACGTCACGCTCCCCGGGGTCGGCGCCGTGCGGGTCCGTGCGCTGTCCCGCGCGGACGCTGTCGCGCTCGGCAACGCTGCCCGCGACGACGAGGAAGGCCACGGGTTCGAGGCTCACCTGTTGGCCGCGACGATCGCCGCTCCGGCGTTGACCGTCGAGCAGGCCGCGGCCTGGCGACGTTCGGCCCGCACGGGCGAGGTCGCCCGGGTGATCGCCGCCGCGAACCGGCTGGCAGCCATCGGCAGCGACGCGGACAAGGAGGCTTACGTCGAGTTCGAGGAGAACCCCGACGCCGAGTTTCGAGCACTTCCTCGCCGAGAAGCTGTCGATGACGGTGGCCCGGATGCGGGCGGAGATGCCTAACGCCGAGTACGTCCGCTGGCGCGTCTACTACGGGCGCGCAGCGCAACGGCGCGAGATGGCGGCGCTGCAGGCCAAGGCGGGCCGATGACCGCGCACGTGCAGGTCGTCGGGCTCAAGGAGTTCCAACGGTCGCTCAAGGCCATCGACCGCGACCTGCCGAAAGCGTTGCGGCTCGCGCTCAACGACGCCGGCAACATCATCGTCGACCAGGCCGTCCCGCGAATCCCGCGCCGGAAGGGCAGGGCCGCCAAGTCGGTCAAGGCCCGGTCGACGCAGAAGATGGTGCGCGTCGTCGGCGGCGGCAACCGGGCGCCGTACTACCCGTGGCTCGATTTCGGCGG